GTCTTTACATCTTCAGAAGATAGACCACTGATACCACCCATATTGAATGCTAGATCAATAAATTTATCTTCTAGTTCTACCATTCTTTCTGCGATAGTATAGATTCTTGACTTCAGATCATCATTCCAAATTTCTTTATTCTCTTCAATGTATGAACGGAACAATTTAATCATAGACTCAGCATGTTGTGTTTCATCAACGATTGACCAAGTAATAATTTGTCCCATGCCCTTCATTTTGCCTTGTCTTGCAAAGTTAAGTAACATGATAAAGGAACTGAATAATTGCATTCCTTCGGTGAAAGCACTAAAAACTGCAATGTGAGTAGCAGTAGAAGCAGCATCACCATTCTGTGAGCTAATATCACGTACATAATCATGTTTTTCACGCATGGCTTCATATTCCATAAACTCCGAATAGGTGGTATCTGGCATACCCAATGTTTCAATCAAATGTGAATATGCTGCGATATGTAATGCTTCACGTGCAGCAAAACCCAACAACATCATACGAACTTCTGGTTGTGGAAAATATGGCAAATAGTTTTTGACATAACCACCAGCAACATCAATATCACCCTGTGTAAAGAAACGAAAGATATGCGTCAGAAAGTTTTTTTCTTCTTGTGTTAATTTGTTTTTCCAATCTTTCACATCTTCAAGCATCGGAACTTCGGTATGTAACCAGTGACTCTGTTCGTGCTGAAGCCATCTCTCATACGCCCATGGATATGCAAAGGGTTTGAAAGATGTTCTTTCATCGGTTAATCTTGACTGCTGCTTTTTAATCATTATTGATCCACTCCTTTAGTTCTTTCGTTGATTTAGCTCCTGTAATTCTTTTTACTTCTATGTTCTCATTCAACATAACAAGAGTTGGTATATTTCTTACACCATATTCTGATGCAACTTCTGGATGTGCATCTATGTCTACAACTTCAATAGGAACATTCGTTTCTACTTGTTCCAAATTTGCTGCTAGTGATTTGCATGGGCCACACCATGATGCCGTAAATCTCAATATGCGTTTCATTTTTTTGTCCTCTATATTTTCTACAAATTATTATCTTCGTCTAACTCTTCAATAAACACCATCATTATTAAAAAACCAATCAAACATAAAACAATAGCAAACGGATCACCCATTGATATTGAGTATGTAATTAATATCCAAAAAACAATGATGTTTATGAATAATTTCATTTACTCTTGTAATTTGAGTTTACTGAGTTCTTTGCCTCTAATTCACGCATATCCATCGCCATATCTGCCACACCATGCCAATCTTCATTTGCTATCATGACTTGTAAATATTCCAACAAGACACGTTTTTGTTCCATAAAATCCGCGTAATTAATCTGTTTTTCCAATTCTATTTCTCCTGTGTAATTTCATTCCGACGTATGTACCACAAAATGCTCCTAGTATTGCTGGTATAATCATCATGTTATTGCTGGTGTAATTAATGATTGCTACACCACCAAGAAATGTTATCAGTGATGCCCATATGCTTGATGCAAGGGGTTTATCATTCTGAACTGATTTGAGTAATTGTGTGTATACAATGTCCGTAACAAACATACTCAGAAATGTAAATATATATGCCCACATTTTATTTTTTAGGCTCACATGTTCTTGTTCGTTGAATCTTTCCGTCTGTCTGACGTTCTTCTTTCCAATCAGAGCATACTTGCGTTTCTGCTTTCTCAGGCATAATTTTATCAACAGTCCAGTTTGCAGTCATCCAACCTAATGCTGAAAAGAATCCCCACATTATTATTTCACCTATCATATTATTTCTCCAACATTCTGTCAACAAATTCTTTTAGCAATATATGATGTTGATTGTTGTTCCAATGTCTGTGTAAGTATGGTTTGCTATACCAATATTCTTCAGCTTCTAAATGTGGACCAATGAGTCCTATGTTTCCTTGAATTACTGCCGCTGCATCACCGTTTGAGTATCTTGCGACAACTTCATAGTATTCTGAGTTTCCGACAAATGCAGGTCCATCATAAAAGAAGAACTTGTCTGTTTTGCCGTTCCAATTACAGTCCACTGCTTTTGAGTATGATCGTCTTGTGCAAGTGTTTGGTCGTCTAATATATTGGACTGCTTGCATTCCGTACAAAAGATTAAAGTAATCAGGCCCAGCCCAATAGGCACCCATACAGATACCAAGATATCTTCCACCATTCTTGATGTAGTTGGTGATAAGATGCCCATGAGACTTAAAGTATGTGTCATAAGCATCACTATCACCGACCCCACCAGGGAAACATACGAGATCCACAGAATCAAAAAAGTCGTCTTCAATTTCATGTTTAGTAAATAATTTATATGTGTAATCTGAACCAAGTGCTTTGATTACGCCATTGCACGACTGTACTGAGCATTTAGGATGTTGAACAAACAATGCAATGGTTTTCATTTAATCACGCATTATCCTTCACATGCAATACAAACATCTTCATTGACCAATTGCTTCAAATCAATTTCTTGAATGATTTCACGTTCAATCTTTTTAGATACCTTATCTGCTTTAGCAAGTTTTTCACTACGGCAGTAATACAGCGTCTTGAGCCCTTGTTTCCATGCTTGAAAATGAACTGCATGAAGATACTTGATGTTTACATCAGGTCTAAAAAAGAGGTTAATGGATTGCGCCTGGTCAATGTAATTTTGTCTGTTAGCTGCGTGGTCCACAACCCATCTTTGGTCAATCTCCATACTAGTTTTGAAGACATCTTTGGTCCATTCATCCAAGAACTCCAGATGCTGGACGGAACCGTCGTTTGCAATGATACTTGACCAGATTTCATTATAGTCCAATGATTTGTCTGCATCACATTTCTCCTTGATAATTTTATCCAAGAATTTATTTTTGTTTAAATGCGCTCCAGAAAGAGTATCTTGTCTATAGGCATTTGCACGATAAGGCTCAACAGAAGGGCTAGTATTACCCATAATAATACTGCTAGAAGCATTAGGAGCAATGGCCATAAGATGACTGAAACGGTATCCGAACCCTCTAGTATCTGGCGCTTCACCGCGTTCTGAACCCAACTGCAAATTCGCTTCATCTAATTTCTCTCTGATATGTTTAAAAATTTTATTGTTTGCGCTCGTTGCTAACGCCGACTCAAATGGTATGTTATTTTTTTGTAGATAAGCATGGAAACCAAGAGCCCCCACACCAATGCTGCGCTCTTGGAGAGCAGAGAACCTGGCTCTGCTAATAGCATCAGGAGCATTGTCAATAAAGTGCTGAAGTACGTTATCAAGCATCTCCGCCATGTCCAGAAGAAAAAGTTTGTCATCTTTCCATTCATCATAATACTCCAAATTGACAGACGAAAGACAACATACTGCTGTTCTCTCTTTGTCTGTAGGTAAAATAATCTCACTGCATAGATTTGATTGTTTGATGCTCAGGCCTTTTTTCTTTTGAAACTCTGGCATCATTTTGTTACTTGTATCAATAAAGTGAATGTATGGTTCACCAGTCAACATTCTTGTTTCAAGAATACGCTGCCATAATTCACGTGCGCTTACTTTCTCTCTCACTTCTCCGCTGTGTGGATCTTTCAGTTCCCATGTATCATCAGCATTATGGTCTTCCATGCATGTTTGAATTATTTGCATGAATTCATCTGTAATGTTAATTCCATGATGTAAATTCAAACAGCGCATATTCTGGTCGCCTGTCGGCTTACGCATCTCTAAAAATATAAGAATGTCGGGATGACTAATATCCAAGTAAGCTGCATAGCTACCACGGCGTGTACGACCTTGACGATAAGCCAAAGAACTAGCATCATAAGTGCGAAGATGAGGCATAATACCAACAGACTTATCATCTGCACTACGAATTCCAAGGCCGATTCCAACTCCACCTCCTAACATTGAGAGCCAGTTGACCTCTGCAAGCGTATTGACAAGACCTTCTGCACTATCATCAAGATAGGGGAGAAAACAACTAATAGGCAGCCCACGCTTGCTACGGCCAAAACTAAGAATAGGAGTAGAATAAGACAACCAATGCTTAGAACTATAATCATAAAGACGTTGAGCATGTTCTCTATTAGATCCAAAAGCTTTTGAAACATATGCAAACCTTTCCTGTGGTGATGATTCATCTTCTTTCATGTACGATTCTTTAAGTCTTTTGATTCCAAGTTCATCAAATAATTTATCTCTCTCTAGGTCTATTTTAACACTGCTAATATCTACCATCTCTTCTCCGTTATTGTTGTTCTATCGCTGCTACTACATTAGGAAACTTTTCTTTAATAATCTTCCAACATTCAACTGCTACTTCCATGTGTTCTTTTTGTGTGCCATTTGCCATGCGTAACTCACAGTAGTGAATCCATGAACGAAGGGTTCCATTCATGTACATGCGTGACTGTGTGTTGCCCTCTGGTAGAACTGCACGTGCTTGTTCTTTTGCAATACCATTTTCAATCGCCCACTCGTATGCATATTTTGCTTCTGAAATGACATTCATCTGTTTGACCATCCATTCAGATTTTAATTTATTGTCTTCAGTTTCAATACTATTCTGACGATTCTTTGTATCTTGTAATCTAGCTTCACGCAAATCAAAACCTAAATCTTTTGTAGGGTCAGCATACCGTTGGCTAAATTCTTGAAAAGAAAAGCTACGGTGTCGCAAGATTTGTCTTGCTATATCTCTTGTTGTACTTATTTCCATAACGACATTGACCATTTCAAATGGCGACCAATGTTGATTTTTGATAAGATACCGAATAAGCTTCTCATCACCTCGTGTCATATCTTGATTGCTAGGATTTGACACACGTGCCATATACACAATCATATCTTCAGCAGAATTGTGTCCAGCATATGGCGCTGTGACACCGATCAATTTCACTTTCATAATTTCTTCCAAAATGTAAACTTCGCTATCGCTTCTAAACCGTAAAAGGTATTAGTATGTATAATTTCTTGGATCTCACTGGCAGAAAAACCATTCAATATCATCTCATTGATATCTTTGCCTTCTATACCATCAGGCCAAATTACAACATTATGGTTCGATTTGATTGCATTTTCAATTAACTTACAAACTTCTTTATTACGTGGTTCATTGTCAAAAACAAGCGTAACATTTTTTGCTTGAATATTTTTCACCGTCAAAGCAAGATTTGCATCACCACTTGCCGCACAATTATTCAAAAACAAAGAATCAAGTGGACCTTCAACAAGATAAACTTGTTTTGTTAGATCAACTCTATCTGTGCCAAAGATTAGTTTGTTTGTTGATTCATTTGTACGCAGTGTAACATAGCGTAGTGTGCGGTCGCTTGTTTCTAATGCACGACCAGATACTGCAATTAATTCATTCTGATAATTGAAGTATGGAATAACTAGTCGTGCATCTTCAACTAATTCTTTTCCATGATCAGGAATGAGTGCATCACAAAATGCTTTGTAGTTTGAAGTGAACAACAACTTATCATAATGTTCTTTGGGTATGAGTCTATTCTCTACGTAGTTTAGACAAAAATGTCCACTTGGTAGATCGTTGACCCATATCCCATGTTCAAATATACTGCGCTTTTTGATGTGACCAAATTTGGGTGGGTTGGTGATGATTCTTGGTGCTGGACTACTCGTTCTGTGATACGTATTGGAGGTTGCTCCTGATTTGTATTTCTCAAATACGTATTCGTCGTGTAATGATGGATCAATGTGCTTGATGAGATTTCCGACATTTGCCCCTACTCCGCAGTTGTGACATTTATATATGAGATTGGTACCCTTAGGAAAAACATACCCGCGGGCTTTAAGAGTATTTGTCTTACTGTCTCCACAGTAAGGACAACTCATGTTGAAAAGATTGTCTCCTTTTTGCTTAAAGTTACGTAAGCGTGAGGAGACTAATCTTATGTATTTTGTGTCAATGTATAGAGCCATGCAATCATTATATCAATACTCCTCACATAAGTCAATTAATTTAGTAACTTTGCCAAAAACTCTAATTTGACGTTTGCTATAATCCATGCTAATACAACAACACCACCGGCAATCATCCAACGCCACTGAAGCATGGACTTCATGTCATCATCTT